AAATATAATTTGTTCTGCCCATTGTGTATCGTAACTTGCATAAATTCTTAAATGTGGGATTGTTTTTTCTTTGTAGTTATCCTTGATAGGAACTCCTTCGTTCCAAAAATAAACATCCCTTTTAAACTTGCTACCATTATCACTAACCCAGTCATTAACAGTAATTTTATTATTGACAAAATGATTGCCGAAATGATTAAAAATACTTTCATTTACTTTCTCCACTAATGTTTGATATGATCTTATTTTGTATTTATTAGATACAACAGCTAATGGTTTATCTGTGTCTGATCTAACTAATGCATACCTGTTCGGTATCTCCAACTTATCATCATCACTTAATTCATCAGATAAATAATAGATTTTTTTCTTATTTACTGAGAATAAAGCATGTGGATTTATTGTGCGTAGTTTGTTAGCATCTCCGATGTTATTAACTAAATTGTTCATACGAACACCTTTCTTTTGTTGATCCTCTTACTTCTCCCCCTGATTGGTAAGAGGATCGTAAATTAAGTCTGTTTTTGTATTGGTCAAGGAACGGGCTCAAACCGCTGAAACAGAAAAACCTTGTTGTAATATTAATTATTTTTGATACTGAGGTAAAACAAAATAATTAACCACCAAACTTTTAATCCTTACTTTGATTATCTCTTTTGTATTCATATCTTGCATCACAAGCATCTAAATACTGAATATATATATCTTCTTCAGATAGAGATAATTTCTGTAATTTTTCCATAAATTCTTTTTCTTCAATTTTGCATTCTGCATAATCAAAGTGAATTTTATCTATTTCATCTTGTATTATTTGTTTGTATTTTGACATATCTAATCCTAATTAAACATTGTTTCGAATGACTTTTTTTTGTCTTTCTTAACTATTTCATATGGTATTTCAATTTCATTTGGCATATGTGCTTTAATAGCATTGTAAATACCCATGAATATTCTAATTATTAATCCAAATGGCAAACCCATTAGTCTTAATAAGTTTAAGCTAGCAAATCTTGCAGCCCATGTCATTAGTAGTCTTATCATTATGTTTCCTTTCTTTTGATTTTCTTTTTTGTATATCTTCGTCTATATATAATAATATATCATCTAATATTGTTTCGTAATTTATATCTTTTACAATTTCTTTTTTAGACATATACACCCAAATATTAAATGTATTTTTTGCTTCTTCTAATGAAGATATTTCTTTTGCATTATATTTATTTATTATACTATTAGCATAATTTAATAATGTATCTCTATATGTAGATAATTCATAATTATTTTGACTAAGCATATACATTCTTTCTGTTGCATTCGGTATCTCCGAATGAATTACTTTTGTGCCGACACGAAAAAAAAGCCCCCCATGATCTTTCGACCATGAAGGGCTGATTTTATTATTTACGTACTGAACTAAGTGCTTCTTTAAGTTTTTCCAACTTGTATTCCTTAGTTACATCTTTGACAGTTGATTTCTTGTTAGAATATGGCTGATATTTTGTTTCAAATATCTTTTCATATTCGTTGACATATGCATGATAATAAATACTTGCTCTTTCTAACGAACATTCTTGAGCTTTCTTTTTGAAAATAAGCTTGTCAATGTTTTCATTGCTTATTTCGGTGATAGTTTCACCTGCATATGCATTCTGTAATTGATCTATAGTTTTATCATATTGTGATTGGATCCAATTCATATTGGAATACCAATAGTTACAATATCCTGATAGATTCATCTTGGCATTATATGCCCACTGTTCTTCATAAGAACAATCAACAAATTCTGCAACAGATGCTTTTACAGTCTGTTTGATCTTATTCTCGTCAATATGTAAATCCATCTTGTCGATAAGATCATCATTTCTTGATATATGGTTTTCTGATACGTTCATGTTTTTCTCCTTTTGTTTAGTTAACTGCATTTAAATTGTATATATGAAACAATTCTTGATCATACTCCATCACCTTAGATTCATCTCCAAGTGATTCCGCATGCTCTCTTAGTACAGATATTTCTTGTACTCTTTTAACACCATGTTCATCTAACTTGATTTCATAGTATTTTATCATGTCATTTATATTCATCTTGTTCTCCTATATGTTAAATTAATGTCCAATACACGGACACCGTACGTCAACAAGAAGGGGCCCATACTGCAAGTGCTTGGCATCCGCAGGATGCGACATAGCTGCCACGGTGCGTAGCACATGGCATGGATGTCCACTTGTGGTATAGGGATGATTTCTTGTTACGCTAGGTGTGCCGTGTGTGGTAGGGGCCCATAGTGTTTTGCACCTTTGTTAAAGCAAAGTGCGAAACACGTATGGGAATTATGCGAGTGTCCAACGAGCATTCCGTTTCAGCGACTAGCGTTGCGACAGGGATCGTTACCCCTTGGGGATCAGACACGAAGTGGCTGAGGTGAGCTTTAGCGAACTAGAGCCCGACACGAAGTGGTCGCCATTAGCTGTGTAAAGTTGACACAGTTTTGTAATACAAATACTATTCATGGTGTGTTGACAAAGGTCTAGCAACTAAATATAGGTTGAGCTAATAATGGGAGTTGACAGTTATTTTACGCAGATTATACTTGCGTACATCGTAACGCATAATGAGCAAACTAGATAAGCTAACAGATAAACAGAAACTATTGGTTGATACCATCGTAGCGGATGGTTGTTCCATAAAGGAAGCTGCTAAAAGGGCAGGATATTCAAGCAATGGGAGTGAGGAAGCAGGAAGAATAACTGCTTCACGTACACTACGACTTCCAAAGGTACAGCAGTATATGACAAGTCGTATAGCTGACACTTTAGGTCTAGGTGCAGTGAGTGCTTCAAGGAAGCTAATAGAACTATCAGGTAATGCTAGATCAGAATACGTACAGCTAGAAGCAAGTAGAGATATATTAGATCGTGTGGGTATGCGTGTACCAGATAAGGTAAAGCATTCCATAGAGGGCGACATCAAGATCAATATAGATCTAAGCTAGCACTGAGAGTTAGGGTACGTAACCTAGTCGGCACGTACAGGAATTGAATCAGGCACCACACCGAAGGGGTGGGGGCAAAACCACCCACGTGTGGGTGATGATTCCTGTTATACACACATTAGGGGTTAAAAAAAGTACTTTGCAGTCGGCATCAATCTTGGTATAGAATTGGAATGACAAAATACAAGATAACGATTTGGGAGAAAGATAACCCTGGCTCTAGCAAAGAAATATTTGTAGAAGCCGAAAGTGATGTACATGCAGTACAGATGTGTTCTGCAAGTATGGTAAGAAACCAAAGAGCAACATTTGAGGTAGTAGATGGTAGCGAAAGTATATCAAAATCCTAAAGGTGGATTAAATGCAAAAGGTAGAGCTTACTTCAAAAGAACAGAAGGTTCTAATTTAAAAGCACCTGTCAAAAAAGGAACTAATCCTAGAAGGGTTAGCTTTGCAGCACGTTTTGCTGGAATGAAAGGCCCCATGAAAGATTCTAAAGGAAGACCAACAAGAAAAGCTTTAGCATTAAAAGCTTGGGGATTTGGTTCTGTAGAAGCTGCTAGAAACTTTGCTAATAGGAATAAAAAATCATAATGGTTAAAAAGGGATTATACGCAAATATTAATGCCAGAAGAAAAGCAGGTACATCTAGACCTAAGTCTAAATCTACCATAACTGCAAAAGCTTATTCATTAATGAAAGCTGGCTTTCCTAAAAAGAAAAAATCCTAATGTCCTTTACTAGTACATTGAGTATTAAAGATAGAAACAGATTAAGAGCAATTGTTAAGAATGTTCATTTAAAATATTACCCAAAAGATATGATAACGAATTATGAGGCAGACAAGCTTATTGATTCTTTTGGAGAACAAACTGTCTATCAATTATTGAAAAATAACATAGACAGTAAGAATGTCGATTAATTTTACTTATAAGCCAGACGGAGCAGTCCTCAAAAAATTTATGAAATCAAATGCCTTCTTTCGAGGGCTACGTGGGCCAGTTGGTTCTGGCAAATCTGTTGCTTGTTGTGTAGAAATTTTTAGAAGATGCTTATCCCAACAAAAAGGATTAGACGGAAAACGTAAATCTAGATGGGCAGTAATAAGAAATACAAATCCACAATTAAAAACAACTACGATTAAAACATGGTTAGATTGGTTTCCTGAAAATGATTGGGGAAACTTCTTATGGAGTGTACCTTATACTCATAGAATAAAAGCTGGTGATTTGGATATTGAAATAATATTCTTGGCATTGGATAGACCTGAAGACGTTAAAAAATTATTATCTTTAGAACTTACAGGTGTTTGGGTTAATGAAGCTAGAGAAATACCTAAATCCATTATAGATGCTTGTACTATGAGGGTAGGAAGATATCCATCTATGCGAGATGGTGGTGCTACTTGGTATGGAGTTATCTGTGATACCAATGCTCCAGAAGAAGATCATTGGTGGCCTATTATGTCTGGAGATGTTCCTACTCCAGATCATTTATCTAGAGATGAAGCATTGATGCTTGTTAAGCCAGATAACTGGGAATTTTTTACACAACCACCAGCATTGAATGTTCAGATAGATAAACAAAACAATATCTTAGGTTATGAGCCAAATGAATTAGCTGAAAACAAAGAATACATAACTCCAGAATATTATTCTAATATTATTAGAGGTAAAACAAAAGGATGGATTGATGTATATGTCTTAAACAAATTAGGCAGCATTGAAGAAGGCAAACCTGTTTATATGAACTTTAAAGAAGATGCACATATCGCTGAGGAAAAAATTGAGATAAATCCAAACCTTCCTATTTATGCTGGACTTGATTTTGGATTAACACCTGCTGCTGTTTTTGGGCAAAGAACAGTATTAGGTAAATGGAATATTATATCTGAACTAGTTTGTTTTGATATGGGTGTAACTAGATTTTCAGAATTACTTAGAAATGAAATAGCTAAAAATTTTGCAGGTATGGAAGTTAATATTTATGGTGATCCTGCTGGAGATTTTAGATCCCAAACAGATGAAAGAACACCATTTCAAATACTGCGACAATATGGCATCAAAGCAAGTCCTGCTCCATCTAACGATGTAGCATTAAGGATAGAAGCTGTGGATATGACACTAACAAGAATGTTAGATGGTAAAGCTGCTTTTCAATTAAACAAAGATTGTATTAATTTAAAAAAAGGTTTTAATGGTGGATATCATTATAGACGATTACAAACTTCTGGTGATCGTTATGATGAAAAACCTTTAAAAAATAGATACTCTCATGTTCACGATGCTTTACAATATCTAATGATGGGAGCAGGAGAAGGTAGGGCTATATTAGCTGGTAAGACACAATCTAGACCTGTTATTGCAAAAAAAGATTGGAATGTCTTTGATAAACTAAATAGCAAAAAGAAAAAAACGTGGAACATCTTCAAAAAGAATATTTAATATATTTTCACGAAAATCCAGATCCAACTAAAGTATCTTGGTGGATTAAGCTATTTTGTAGAAAAAAAAAATTTAGACACGTTGGTGCTTTAGGTTATAATCCATACCATGATATCTGGTATAGCTTACAATACACACATGAAGGAATAATCCATCAGTTTGTAACTAAAGATGAATTATATAATATATTAGCTTATTTTAGATTAAATGATTATAAAGTTTTAAATGTTCCTGTAAAAAAAGAATGGAAACTTATTTGGATTAAAGAACATAGTTGTGTTAGTTTTATTATGAGATTAATAGGTTATCATTCTTGGTTTATATTCACACCGTATCAATTATATTGTGCGTTGAAAAAAAAAGGAATAAAGTCATTTTGGGAAAAATAATAAAGGAATTACATTATGGGCGGAGTATTTAGCAAACCAAAACCACCAGCACCAGATCCTAGATTGGAAGCAGAAATGAAAGCTGCTGAAGAACAAGCTGCTGCTGACAAAGCTCAAGCTGAAAAAGAAACAGCTCAATTAGAATCCAAAAAAAGACGAGGATTAATTGGTACTAGATCTTTATTTGGTAGAGCAGGTGGTAGAGGTTATTTTGAAACTGTTTAATATTATATATGTTTCCAGGATTAAAAAAGGGAATTAAATTACTTTTAGAAGATTTAAAAGCAATTAAAAAAGTTGATGCTATAAAAGCAGAAACAAAAAATAAAAGTTTATTTAATGAAGTTAAAAAATATTCTACTATGAAAGAAAATTCTATTATAAACAGACAATCAACTAATAGCAGAAATTTTTATAAAAAAAAATAATGGCATATATAGACATAAGTTCTTCAGCAGAAATGATGCCTGATCAAAATCAGGTTAGTTCATTTTTAAAACGATACCAACAAGCAGAAACAGTTAAAGATCATTGGAAAGATAAATTTGAAGAAGCATATGAATATTGCTTACCTCAAAGAGAATCTTTTTATGACGAAACTCCAGGCGAAAGAAGAACAGATAAAATCTTTGATGAAACAGCAGTAGTTGGTGTACAAGAGTTTGCATCAAGATTACAAGCTGGTATTGTTCCAACTTTTGCAAGATGGGCTGATTTTCAAGCTGGATCAGAAATACCAGAAGATCAAAGAAATTCTGTAAATGAACAATTAGATTCTATTACTAATTACGTATTTGAAATTTTACAAAACTCAAATTTTAATCAAGAGATACATGAATCCTTTATGGATCTTGCAATTGGTACAGGTATTTTATTAGTTGAAGAAGGTGATGCAATTAATCCAATTAAATTTTCTGCTATTCCACTTCCAAGAGTTTCATTACTATCTGGCCCAGATAATCGTATTGATACAATTTTTAGAACTAGATATGTTGAAGCTAGTGAAATAAAAATTTTATATCCTAAAGCAAAACTTCCAGAAAATTTTGATGTTGTTTCTATGAATAACAATAATAAAAAATTTAAA